TTTGTTTATTCCGTTCATAACTATTAATAGGTATATAATACAACTAACTCCAAAATAGAGGTTTTTGTATTCATGAGGGGGAGGAGTCCCAATCACTATTCCCGCTAGGGGTTATTCTTGGGGACCTTCACACGCTCGACCCTAGACCAAAAAATTTTTTACCCATTTTATTTTTTTATTTCAACTATTTTGTTTTATCTTTGCACCGCAATAATTTCAGCCCCCGGTAATCAGACAAGGGCAAAGACATCGGATTGTAGTCTCAAATAGAGATGGAGTTTTCTCCGGTAGTTGCAAAAGAGTTAAGTATAAACTCTAGTTGGGATAGAATACACATAAGTATGTGTGGTGAACTAACACCGGTCTTATTATCCCTGGGTCCATTAGGAGCACTGCTAGATAGAAATCTAAACTTGAAATACAAACCCCAAAGGGGGATAACTATATCTAATTGAGAAATGCTAAAATATATATGTCAATGTGGGAAGTCATTAGAACTTCAAAAGGCAACTTTGGAGGTGAAGGACGGTAAGGTACGTACAAGAGAGGCTGAATGCGCTTGTGGTAAACATATGCAAGAAGTTGAAAAAGATTTTGATGGATTTCCTCAGATAAAGAGGAATGAAGACGGATTAAATAAAAAAGATCGTTAAATATTTAGGTGTGTAATAAAAAAGTTTATATCTTTGTCAAAAATATATAGACTATGAAATTTAAACCAAACGGAAACTGGATCCTTATCCCAGACCCAACCAAAACTAAGACAGAATCAGGTATTATTCTAGGTGAATCTGCAGCCAAAGCGCAATCAACTAATGTATTAAAGATACTTAAGGTTGGTCCAGACTGTAAATTTGTCAAAGAAGATGATACTGTATTGATTGATCCACGAACTGAGGCTGTACGATCTACGATAGAAGATTGTAATTACTTGTTAATACAAGAATTTCAAGTATTAGGTGTTATATAGATGGATATTAAAGGCACCGTTACAGTATCTTTAACTGACTATACTAAGTTAATAGAAGAATTTCCTAAAGCGCAGGCAACACGTAACAATTTGTATGAAGCTTCTAAAGAAATTGAAGTATTCTTATCTTTTTTAGTTACTAGAGAGGATATAGAAGACTATGTTGCTGAATTTAATAGGCAAGCTGCTCATTCTACTATAGAAGTAGTGGATGGTAAGGCTAAAATAAAATTTAAAGATGAAATCAATATCAATAAAGGCTGATACTACTTTAAAGTATCTACAAATTTGGAATGGTATCTTTAATTTAACAGATAAAGAGTTAGAGATACTATCAAAGTTATTAGATGTATATAATACATATCATTCAACAAACAGTACTAATTTATGTAATGCAGTAACAAAGAAAGTTATTGCAGACGATTTAAAAATTGAAGATTATAGAACATTAAATAACTATGTAAAAAGATTAAAAGATAAAGGAGCGATTATTAAGAATAACAATGATTATAAAATTAACTCATTATTAAATCCAACAAACGATGACATTAAAATCAATATCACCAGAAACTAACGATAGTATTATATTAGTTTATCCTTATGATGAGGACATATCTTTTGTGATATATCAATCTTTTAATGGCGAATGTGAATATATAAACTTAGAAAATATTAAAAATGAAACCAAAGAAACCATCTATATTCAAAATGGTGCAGAGCTTTGTTAAAGAGTCTGTAGAATTTGTAAAAAAAGGAGCACCTGTTTGCTCAAAAGAAGAATATCAAGAAAGGATATCTATATGTATGTCCTGTGAGCATTTCACGGAGAAACAAAAATGTGGTCTTTGCGGATGTAACATGCAAGTTAAGACAGGGTGGAAAACATCAGAGTGTGCAGATAATCCCCCACGGTGGAATAAATTAGTACTAAGTGATAAAGAGCAGCAATTGTTGGATGACGCCGCAGAAGCAGAGAAGAAAGCTCTTTTAGAAGACACAGCGGAAAAGCAAAAAAGAATGGAAGTAGCACAGAAAACCAGTAAGGAGAAAGAGATACTTGACAAAATAGAAAGAGGCGAAAGGAGTTTTGCTACCTTAAAGATGCATACAGCAGGGTGGAGTAAGCAGGATTATAATGAGGAAGTTCATAGACTATTAAAAGAAGAAGACGATACGGACATGTCCCCTGAAGAATTGGCAGATATTGAAAGAGGAAAACATGAGGCGGCATTACGGTCTCAGTTAGAATTTAGGGAAAAAAAATTACTTGAAAGAAAAAAATTAGATGATGACTACAAGAATGCTAGTAAGAAATAAACAAGATATCATTTATTACTTAGGAAATAAGCATAATAAATCTTTAAAAGAAATTGAACAAATAGTAACTTATCAATTTAAATTTGTATCACAAGTAATGGCGTTAGGTAACTTTGATACTATTAGAATACCCTACTTTGGTAAATTCTCAGTAAATAAGAATAGAGTTAAATATATAACAGAATTAACAAATAAAAATGGAAGATGAGTATAAGTAAAGATCTTTTAGTTATTGTAGATAATAAAGCGGTGTCTTCACCGTACGCTAAATTTATACAAGAATTTAAACCTTTAAATGCAAAAGAACTTGCATATGTATATTTTATGGTAGACTATAGATCACCTTATTCAGTTTATGATTGGGAACAACGTAAAATTGAAGTAAAAAATAGTATCTTTGACAAAGTATGGAAAGAATCTCCTAAAGTGGAAGCAGCGTGTGTGAAGTATGCAGAACTTTTAGAATCCTCTTCTGTTAAATTATTAAAAGCGGCAAGAGATTCTGTAATAACTTTAGAAAAGTATTTTAGAGATATAGATTTAACCTTAGCAGATGATAACGGTAAACCTATATTTCATGCTAAAGATTTAATTGCCAACTTATCTAATATGGGTAAAGTTGTAGATGGGTTAAGTAGATTAGAAGAAATAGTTAGAAAAGAAGAACAAGCTGCTAATAGTAATAGGGGCGGTGTAGAAGTAAATAAATATAGTATGTAATGGAAGAATGGCAAGAACAACAAAAGAATTATGAGGATGATCTAGTATTATATGGAGATGCAATGCAAAATGCATATAATATTATAACTAAAAAAAGAACGCTAGATGATATTTATTATGATTTAGAAGATGGAGATATGGAAACTTTTCCTCTGCCTTTTAATCCTATGGAAGAAGATGGTCGTACTCCTGACATGATAGATATAGTTATAGAGTATTTTACAGAAACTGAGGAATATGAGAAGTGTGCAGAGTTACTTAATATTAAGAATACATGTCTAACCAATTTAAAAATATAAATAGAATAAGGCCTGCCGCAGTTAAGTTTGAAGAATTTGGTCATTATACTGAATCACTACCAGGTACAAGAGATTATTATGATTTTTGGGATGAGGAGAAGAAAAGATGTATGTATGGATACAAAGTAGATGAGTTACATGTTACAGGTTTTCATTATTTTTATTTAAACTATTGTCCTATTGATAGAGCGGTAGATGAAACATTACCAGATGGTACTATTCAATCTAAACGTGAAAGAACTTTCCCTGCATTTTATGATGGTGATTGGGAATATTTTCAAGAGATAGATAAAGCTAGGGCAGACAATAAGCACATGATAGTGCTAAAAGCAAGACGGAAAGGCTACTCTTATAAGGCAGGATCTATGTTAGCTCGTAATTATTTCTTTGTAAAGAACTCTAAGAACTTTGTATTTGCAGGACAAAAAGAATATTTAATTGGTGATGGACTATTGTCTAAAGCGTGGGAATTCTTATCTTTTATAGATGATAATACTGCGTGGGCACAGCCACGATTAAGGGACAGAGAGATGAGTAAGATGTCAGGATATAAAAAGAAAATTAATGGTATTGAGATAGAAATGGGTATGAAGTCCCAGATAATGGGGGTATCTTTAAAAGATGCGCCAGACAAGGTGAGGGGAAAGGCGGGTGAATTGGTATTCTTTGAAGAAGCTGGTTCATTCCCCGGACTGCTCAAAGCATGGGAAGTAACTATGCCAACTATGCGACAAGGAAGCAAGACGCTAGGGTTAATGATTGCTTTTGGGACAGGCGGTACAGAAGGAGCAGACTTTGAGGCAATGGAAGAAATATTTTATAATCCAGCAGCATATGATTGTATGGACTATGAGAATGAATGGGACGAAGGAGCTATGGGAACAAAATGCGGTTACTTCATACCAATACAGAAAAACTTAGATGGGTTTATAGATGAAGATGGTAACTCTCAAAAAGGAGACGCAGTAGAATATGAGAAAGGAATGAGAGAAAAGAAAAAAGGTGCTGCGGACGCTAAATCACTAGATCAATACATTGCAGAGCATCCTTTCTCTCCACAGGAAGCAACTTTACAAGTTACTGCTAATCTATTTGATATTGCATCGCTACAGGAACACTATAACACTATAAAGGCCAATGGGTTACACACTAAAGGAACTCCAGGTAGATTTCATTATAAAGGAGAAGAAATTATTTTCAAACCTGATTATTCCAGCAATCCAATCTTAAAATTTCCACATAGGAAAGATGATGATAATACAGGGTGTGTGATTACATATGAATCTCCATATAAAAATAAAGAAGGCGAAACTCCTCATAATCTATATGTAATCTGTCATGATCCATATGGTCAAAATCAATCTGCAGACAGCTCATCTTTAGGAGCTGCCTATGTATTAAAACGTCCAAATAATGTATCACAACCTGATGATATGATTGTAGCATCTTATGTAGGTAGGCCTGCAACTCAAGACGATTATAATCGTAATCTATTTATGCTTGCAGATTATTATAATGCTAAGATAGGATTTGAGAATGATAGGGGTGAAATAATAGCATATGCTAAAAGACATAGAAAGCTACATAGACTACAGCCAGAATTTGAAATGCTCGATAAAAAAGAATTGCAATCTAGGCGTGTTAGACGTACATATGGAATGCATATGACAGAAGCAAGAAAACACCAAGGTGAGATATATATAAGGGATTGGTTAAATTCACTAAGGGGGGTAGACGATACTGGAAAAAAATACCTAAATTTGCAAAAGATTTATGATCCGGCATTGATTCTAGAACTGATTAAATTTAATCATAAAGGAAACTTTGACCGTGTTATGGCGTTGATGATTGGTATGTATCACACAAGAGAATTATATAACGCAGAAGTAGTAGATATATATAAAGACAGAGCACACGATGAATTTTTTAACAGACAATATTTTTAATATATGAAATTAGCCACAGACACAACATCAGCTGGAATACCAAAACAAAAAATACCTACTTCAAAAAAGAATAAAGAATGGGCAGAAGAATGCGTGAATGCTTATATTAGTCTTTCAGATATAGGTGGTTTTGGCGCTAGGAGAAATAATATACAGGCCTTATATGATTTTTATAACGGGCATGTGCTAGAAGAAGATTATAGATATGTTTTAAAGCCTTATGGTAAAGCAAGGAATAACTTTCCTTCACAGATTCGTAATTATCCTATTATTAAACCAATTATAGATCTTTTACTAGGTGAAAAAACAAAGCGTCCTTTAAATTATACTGTAGCTGTTGCTAATGCTGATTCTGTTTCTATTAAAGAAGAACAAAAGAAAGCTAAGGTTAAACAGGCTATGGAGCAGATGATGATCAATAGATTGAATGAAACTGAAGGGGCTCCTCCAACAGGAAGTCAGTCTCAGGAAGTAGAATTACCACAACATATTGCAGAGCAATTTGACATGTCGTATGTAGATAGAAGAGCTATTATTGGACAAAACTCTTTAAATTATATTATGTTTAATTGTAACATACATAATAAATTTCAAAAAGCATGGTTTCATTTCTTAGTTTCTGGAGAAGCATATACGCATAGAGGAGTTTCAAATAATGATATATTCTATGATGTTTTAAATCCTTTAGATGTAGATTATGATAAAGACCCAGATATTGATTTTATTGAAGATGGGGATTGGGCATTAACAAGAAGAGACTCACATGTTAGTAGTATTGTAGATACATATAGAGAATTTCTAAGTGATAAAGATATTGATACTTTAGAGAGACCAGAAGAATTTGATGACGGGTCTTTTTTATTGTATGGCAGTAATCCAGATAATAGTAGTAGACGAGGGGGTAGATCACGATTAATAGAAGTTATAACTGTTTATTGGAAATCTATTTCTAGGATAGGATTTTTACACTATCCAGATCCTGAGACAGGAGATATGGAAGAAGTAGAAATTCCAGATGGGTATAAACTACCAAAAGATATTAAAGAGCAAGGTGGATATGTAGAATATGAATGGGTTCCAGAAGTGTGGCAGGGTACTAGAATTGGAGATAGAATATTTTGTAAAGTAGGGGCAGTCCCTAACCAAAGAAGATCTTTAAATAATCCTTCAATGTGTAAATTACCTATTAATGGTATTAAATACTCAGAAATTAATTCTGATAATATCTCGTTAGTTCAACTAGGAGTTGCTTATCAAATAAATTATAATATATATAAATATAGATTAGAAGTAGCTATTGCTAAATCTAAAGATATTATAGCACAGTTTGATATTAACATGATTCCTAAGAAATGGGATATGGATAAATTTATGTATTACATTGATGCAATAGGAATTGCTTGGGTAGATTATAATAAAGAGGGGATGCAATTAAATCCACAGCATCAGACTGTTATGGATCTATCTATTAAAACTATTCAACAGTATGTAATACTTTTAGATTCTATATTGAGTGAGTGGGAAAGATTGTCAGGAGTTAATAGACAAAGGCAGGGTCAAACAGGACAGTATGAAGGTAAAGGTATTACTCAACAAGCTATTATGCAGTCTTCACATATTACAGAAGATTACTTTAGAAAAATAGCTTCATTAGAAGAAAAGGATCTTCAAGCACTTCTTGATTATTCTAAACTAGCTTGGGTAGCTGGAAAGAAAACGTCCTATGTTATGCCTGACGGTACAGTTGAGTTTTTAAAAGTTAACCCGTTAGATCACATGGAATCTGAATATGGAATATTTATTACTGATGCTGGTGCAGATCTTGAGAAGAAACAAAAAGTAGAAATGTTATCTCAGGCTATGATACAAAATGGAGTACCTGCTTCTATTGTAGCAGAGGCTATAGATTCAGATAGTTTTACTCAAATTAAAAGTAAGATAGCTAAAGCTGAAAAAATGACTCAGGAACTAGAGCAAGCTCAACAAAAAGCTCAAAACGAACAAGCAGAAAAACAAATTCAAGTTCAACAAGAGAAAATGCAATACGACGCAGATCAAAATGATAAAGATCGACGTAATAAAATTGAAGTTGCTTTAATACAAGCAGAAGTTTCAGTAGGCGCTTCCACAATGCAGGAGGGATTAGCTCAAGCAGAAACTAGGAGAAAAATGAATGCGGATAAAGATCAGACAACAACGGATGATAAAAAGATACAAGTTGATCATAAAAAGATTGCAGCAGATAGATCTATGAATAAGGAAAATAACGATGTTGAAGAAAAGAAGATAGCAGCTATGGTTAAATCAAAACAAAATAATGGCTCTAACTAACAGTCAAAAATCTCGTATAATAAAAGTTGCTAATGAGAATGGTTATACAGGTGAGTATGCAGAACTGTTTGAACAAGCTAAAACTGAAGGGATCTTTGGTGAAGTTCCTGAACCTGATGTTTCTCATAAAAAAGACGACTACAAATTAGATATAGATTCTGTATTGATTGACGATGGTCCTAGAGCCCTATCTAATCCTGAAAATTCATCTAACTTTAGAGGATCAGCTCATGTAACTTCAGGACATGAGATGCATCCAGTTAGTAGTGCCTTAATGGATTTTGTAAACAATCCTGAATATAAAGTCCAACCTCAACAACAAGGAGAAAAAGGTGGGTTTAAAAAATATACAGAAGGAGGTGTGTCAGGCGATAGCTTTGACGCAACTACTTCAATAGATGATTCTACGTTAACTATTGCAACCTCACCGCATGCATCTGACCCATGGGAGTATGCAAAACAAGAGGATGGGGCACTTCTTACTAGAAGAAAAGCAATTGGTGAAGACGCCCCTGCAAATCAATGGTTCAAACCAAAAAAAGGATCGTCAGCATATAATAGTATTCAAGATACTATCGTATTTAAATCTAGCCCTATAGGTACTATAGAAAATTTAACTGAAAATGACGCAGCAGATGTTAGAACAATTTATAAAGCAGATCCTGAAAATAGTGAAAATAAATTAACTGCTGCGCACCATAATAAACTTAATAGAGAGGGAGCTAATACTTTTAGTATACAACAAATGCTTGTAGATAATAAGTATGATCTAGGTAAATCTGGACGTAATGGTGATGGTGTAGATGGGGATTGGGGAAATCAAACTACTAAAGCATTTAAACATTGGTCTGATAATAATCTGCAATTACCAAGCTATGAAGGGCTAACAGAAAAAATATGTCAAGAAGGTGCCGGATGTTCAGAGCAAGCAACTAATATGTTAATGGATTTATTTCCTACAGTTACTAAAGATGATCTAGGTCCTGAAGATGCGTGGTATAGACAAAAACACATAGTAGAACTAGGTGGAGATTTAGTTTGGGGAACATCTGATAGACAGAATAAAGGTTCTTGGAGTAATCTTCCTGATATGCCCCCAATAGAAGTTTGGAAAGATTTTAAAGTAGGAGATCTAGTACATATGAATAGGAAAGGTAAAGATAACTATGAGAAAAAAAGTAGTGCAGGATATGGACTAGATATGAATCGTGGATCAGAGCATCAGGCATTTTTTATAGGTATGGATCCAGAAACAGGTATTCCATTAGTCATGCATGGGGCAGGCAAGGGCAATATGAAAGTAGATCCTATTAATAATATTACGTTACCGGAGGGAAAAGAATATAAAATAGATGGTGTTAGTCGTCCTGTAGGAATGAAAGATAATCCTGTAATAAATAAAGATCATTTTATTTTTAATTCACAGAAGACAGATACCTTACAATCTAATTTAACAGAGTCTCATAATCCTTTAAACCAGAAAGAATATTTTGCTACTAGATATGTTGAGCATATAAATAAAAATTTGGGATTAATAGCCAGTACTACAGGGGCTTCTCCAGAAGCTGTATCAGAAGCATCGCATATAGCTTATGGTATATTTAAAAATGAGACTGGGGATTTTAAACAAATTATGATTGGTAAAGGTAAAGAAATACTTAAGAATAATATAGATGCAGATTTACTAGCTGATATGCGGACTGGGGCAAATATGGCAGTCGAGCTTTGGAATACTGGAGAAGTTGAAACAGAATTTGCGCTGCCTACTTCTTTATGGGATTTTATAATACCTGGAAGTCTGTTTAAAGATGTAAAAAATAAAGTAGATCCTAAAACTGATGAAACTAGTGTTGGTGCAGGTAGGATTAAATTTGATATGCAAACAAAAGATGGGGATGGTAATGCAACAGAGATTGGTCAATGGTATAAGGCAATGAATGTAGGCAGAGAAAATTTATCTTGGACTAGTACATCTGCTGTAAATGATTCTTTTTCGGCTATCACACTGCAGGTAATAGACTACACTAAAAGAATAAAAAGACATAAAGAATATGATCCTAATACAAATACTATTGCTGGGGTCCCAATACAATATGCAATTGCAACTATGCATAAAAGTCCTAATTTAGCAGGTAGAGTTGATGCTAATCATTCTGTATTAGATTATTTAAAATTAGGAGATAGAGATTATTCTAATGCTGTATTAAAGAATGCTGAAGATATTTCTGTAGCCTATCATGGAGAGAGTGCTGGTACGGGACTATATGAAGAAGCACAAAAATTTAAAAGTGATAAAGCTGCAATACTAAAGCAGGAAAAGTTAGAAATAGAATTAGAAAACTCTGTACCAACGCTAAACGATTGGATTAATTCAGTAACAACGACTGTTCAAGATAACACTAATAGACCAAATATAATCCCTTTTGAGGCAATAGAATAACATTAAAAGAGTATAAGTGGTATATAATAATGGCAAACCCAAAAATAAAAAACTATAAAAATAAATTAAATATTAATCGTAACTTTGCATAAAAATAAATAGACTATGACACCAGATAATAAATTAAAACTAGAAGATATCACTTTTGACGATTTCATAAGTGAAGGTCTTTCGACTGACGAGGTAGAGAATACCGCGGAAGTAGTAGAAAAAAAAGATGAAGAAATAGAAGATAGCTCCAAAGAACTAGTAGAAGAAGTAGTTGAAGAAGAAGTAAGTTCTAAGAAGGTTAAAGAAGTAGTTGCTCAAGAAGAAGTAGAAGAAGAAGAAGTTGATGAAACAGTAGTAAGTGAGGTTCTTACACAATTAGGGTATGAATTTCCTGACGAAGATTTTGAAGATACTGCAGACGGTTTAGTTAAACTAGCTAAAGCAGTTGGAGGTAAAATTGCAGAAGATCAGTTAGATGGTATATTTCAAGCTCATCCAGAAATTCAAAAACATTTAGACTATGTATTGAATGGGGGTAAATCAGATCAATGGTTAAAGATGAGTAATCAAATAACTGATTTTGAAAATATCAAAGTTACTCAAGATGATGTGAGAACACAACGAGCAGTTCTTGGAGAATACTTTAAACTAAAAGGCCATGATGATGATTTTGTAAATGAATTATTAGATGATTATACAGATACTAATAAACTGTATGATAAAGCAACAAAAGCTAAAGAGGCTTTAGCGTCTTATTATGGTAAAGAAAGAGATCAATCTATAGAAAAAGAAAAGAAAGAACAACTAGCAATGCAACAAAAACAAAGAGACTTCTGGGATGAGATTAATGATACAATTCAGAACTCTAAAGATTTTGCGGGCTTAACTGTTCAAGAAAAAGATAAGAAGAAGTTTTTTGATTTTCTTACCCACCAAGATGGGGAAGGACAAACAGAAAGAGAAAAAGCTCACAAAAACTCTTCTACTGAAGTAAAGTTAGCTGTGGACTATTTAATGTTCAAAGGCTTTAACTTAAATGATATTATCTCAGCTAAGGCAAAAACAAAAAATGTCCAAAGTTTGAGAAAAAAAATTAAATCTAGTGGAACAACAAAGAGTGCCTCGCGACCTAAAAGAAAAGGAGGACTAGACCTTGATACTTTAGATTTAAACCTGAATAGCCTATAATGTGCAAAAAGAACTTGGCTATTTATAACCTTTTAAATTAATTTAAACAATGCAAGTATTAAAAACTTATTACAACGATGCGCAAATGACGGATACTAATTCGTTAACTAATGCGTTATTGGAGAGACCTGCAGAGCTTTCTCCAATCATCACACACCTTGCAGGGAAGGAAGATAGAAAATTTCCGTTAACTATGTTAACTGAAGGAGTTGGAAACACGAAATCCATCGATAGATGGGAATATGAATATCGTGTTAAAACTCATACTATCAATACCCGTGCATGTAGTGCGTTAGGATTGGGTACCGGATTAGCTGGTGCTCCTATGACTTTAACTTTTCCAGACAAATGGTTTGTATTCCCATACACTTTGATTTCCCAAT